GATAAACTTTCAAAATACAACAAATGATAGAACGAGATACAAAACTTCAAATTACAGACGAACCCGCTATTGCTTATAGCACATGTTATCGGCTGCATTTTCTTCGTCAAAAAGATGAAGAAATTTGGAATGAAAGCAATTTAGATACAATGGCGAATATGCCTGATAATTTTGTTGACTTGACAGTGACAAGTCCTCCTTATGATGGTTTGAGAACATACAACGGATATTCTTTTGACTTTGAAAGTGTAGCAAAGGAATTGTATCGGGTAACAAAAAAGGGAGGCATAGTTGTTTGGGTAGTTGGAGATGCAACAGTAAACGGAAGCGAAACAGGAACATCATTCATGCAGGCTTTGTTTTTCAAAAAGTGCGGTTTCAATCTTCATGATACGATGATTTATAAAACGAATAAGCCTCCAATGAATGCCAGACGTTATCAGTCCGAGTTTGAATATATGTTTATTCTTTCAAAAGGTGTGCCATCAAAATTCAATCCAATTCTTGTTCCATCGCTGTATCCTAATGTTCGGCATACTGGCGGACACAGGACGAAAGACGGTAAGAAAACTACGCATGAAAGAAAACAAGACAGAACAGCAGAACACAAAGTCTCTGGCAATATCTGGTATTTTCCAAGAAGTTCCAAAAGTGGCGATGAGTTTTCAAGAGAACATCCAGCCACATTCCCCGAAGCGTTAGCGAATGACCACATAATAAGCTGGAGCAATGAAGGTGATTTAGTTTATGACCCATTTGCAGGTAGTGGAACGACTGGGAAAATGGCAATACTCAACAAACGAAAATGTATTATGTCGGAAATTTCAAGCGAATATTGCGAGATAATAAAGAAACGATTAAAACCGATAATAAATGCACCGAGCCTGTTTTAAGGTTGTGCATAACGTGTTTATAAACACATAAAATTGCACTTTGAGCGAATAGCTACAAAGTCATCAGAAATTAGCGAGAAACAGATAAAATCAAGATTGCAGACCCTTTTTTAAAAGATTTATGACAAACCTCGATATCTCTTTAAAATACTCTCGTGATGTGTCTACCGGAAAGGTGCCCGCATGCCTATTTGTGAAGCAAGCCGCACAGAGATTTCTAGCAGATGTTGATAAAGATAATGACTTATACTATTATGACGAGTCCGAAGTACATAGAGTCGTTAAATTTATTAATAGTCTTAATCTTACTGAGCAAAAAACGCCTAAGAAATTTATTTTAGAACCCTGGCAAACTTTTATAACTTGTAACATCTATGGCATCAAGCAAAAAGCAAATGATAAGCGCAAGTATCGTAATGCCTATATAGAACTCGCAAGGAAGAATGGAAAAAGTCAACTTGTGACGGCATTATCAATGTATCACCTTTTGATGGATATCGATGCCCAGGTTATAGTATCAGCAAACAGCAGAGATCAGGCTAAGAATGTAGACTTTAAAAAGATAAAGCAATTTTCGCAGCAACTCGACCCTCGTAAAAAATATCTTGTGCCATATTACAATTCTATCAAATTTGGTACAAATGAGCTTATAGTAACCGCATCTGATCCATCGAAGCTCGACGGGCTTAATGCCTCATTCTGTCTTATAGACGAGCTGCACGAAGCCCCCGATAATTTAATGTACAATGTACTTAAGAGCTCTCAGGGATCCCGTGAGGAGCCTTTACTTATGACAATTACTACTGCTGGATTTGATACAGAATCCTTCTGCTTCCAACTTCGGACCTACTGCACCGACATTCTTAGTGGCATGAAGGATGACCCATCACAGTTCGCAGTGATCTATACTCTTGATAAAGATGATGACTTTTCGGACGAAAAGGTGTGGCTTAAAGCGAATCCTAACCTACACGTAAGTGTTTTTGTAGACTTCCTACGCTCTGAGGTTAATAAAGCACAGAATAACTCAGCTGAGAAAGCGGGAGTAGTAGTAAAGCTATTTAATCGCTGGCTAAAGGCTAATACCCTTGATATCTGGATCGATGATAGTTATGTTACTAAGAGCTTGGAAGATATCAAGATTACTGATGAGATGTTTAAAGACCAGGACTGCATCGTAGGTATTGACCTTGCGGCAGTAAGCGATATCGCAGCTGTGAGCTATCTGTTTAATATTGGAGGCATACTATACTTCTTCAATGCATACTACATACCTGAGGATTCCGTTAACTCAAATGTTAACCTACACTCATTCAGAGAAGCGGGTAGCATCGGGGAGATAAATATAACAGAGGGCAACGTGTGCGATTTTGATTATATTCTGCGCGACATACTAAAAGCGCAGGATTTAGGCATTAATATAAAAGGGCTATATTATGATAAGTTTAACTCAACACAGTTTATAATTAATGCTACCGATGCGGGCTTAAAGTGTGTACCATTTAGCCAGATGCCGGGTAGCTTAAATAAACCGCTCAAAGAGTTTGAGCGTAGGATTAAAAGCGAAGGCATAGTGATACAGCGTAATAGTATAACTCGCTGGATGATTAGCAATGTAGTGCTAGTAGTTAATAAGATGGGGAACTATAGCATTGATAAGAGCAGCAAAAATAAGAAGATAGATGGAGTGGCCGCGATGATTGATGCGCTTGGAGGAATGCTCGAAAGTCCAATTTTTTCATTTGACATCTGCTGATCCGCTTAATTTTTATCAAAAAGTAGTATTTAAAGAAAATATTACTTGTGAAAAATCCTTTAGCGCGAATATTTAAGCGATCCGTTGACTGGGTAAGCGGAATTATTGGCACATTCAGTTTTCGATCCGCATCCAGCTTCTCTACTATTAAAGCTACTAAGCTCTCAACTGTATATCGCTGTGTATCTCTCCTATCAGATTCAGTAGCCTCTTTGACACTTAACCCCTATATCTATAAAGATAACTGGAAGTATATAAATTATGAATCAGGGCTCTTTAACCTTCTAAACGTGCAGCCTAATAGCTGGATGAGCGCTTTTATCTTTAAGAAGCTGATTGTAGTTAATATACTACTCAAGGGCAGGGCAATAATACTGATCACAAGAACAAATAACGGGAAAATAACACAGCTTACTCATTTAGACCCAGATTACATAACAGTCGAAACTCAGGGGGCAAATATATACTATATATATACGCTGATGCCTGAGGGCAAAAACCGATTTGACTCCTCTCAGATAATAGATGTTATCAATCATACTACTGATGGTGTAGAGGCAAAGAGCACGCTGCACTATGCCGCCGATTCTTTAGGCATCGCTTATAACTCTGAGCAGCATGCCTCTAATTTCTGGGCCAGTGGAGGGGCGTTGGCCGGCATCCTAAGGCCGAAGGACGGGGCTTCAATGAACTCTAAGCAGGCGACAGCTGCAAAATCCTCTTTTATATCTCAAATAAATAGCGATCTTGGCGGGTCAGCAAATAGCGTAGTGGTGCTTGGCGATGGCTTGGAATATCAGCCTATTAGTGTGAATCCTAAAGACTCTCAGCTTCTCGAGTCAAGACAATTTAACGTGATAGAGATATGCCGGTTTTTTAACGTACCTCCGGCTATGGCTTATAGCGAAACCGGTAAGTTTGGTACGGCAGAGCAGCAGAGCTTAGACTTCCTCAACAGCTCGCTTATGCCTTTGATTGAGAAGATAGAGAACGAGATGTTTCGCAAGCTTTTTCTACCAAGCGAGTGGAATACCTCCGAGCTTAAGTTTGACACCGAAAACTACCTCCGCCTCGATGCTACAACACGGGCGGCATATTACCTCAGCATGTTTCAAGTTGGCGGATACACGACTAATGAGATCCGCGATCGAATCAATGCACCATTTCCTGTAAAGGGGGGTAACAGGGCCTTTATACAGGTTAACCTACAACCCACCGACGCGCTAATCAGTGAGCAAACAGCTATTAATCCAGACGCAAAAGTTAACAATCAAGTAAAATGAGCAACATAGAAAGACGCGCAATAGCCGAAATCCGCGCATCGGCAGAAGATGATCGCACTATCTCTGGCACCGCTATCGTATTTAACAAAGAGAGTGTACTACTCGATAATATGTTTACTGAGATAATCAAGCCTGAGGCCGTTACGCAAGAGTTACTCGACTCCTCTGATATACTTATGCTCCTCAATCACGAGGACTATCAGATGCCTCTTGCCAGGAGAAAGATGGGCGCCGGTACCTTATCCGCATCAATCACACAGAGCGGAGTAGATTTCAACTTTGTGGCAAAAAAGACTCCGCTGGGGGAAGAAGCACTACAGGGAGTACGGGCAAAGGATGTAGATAGCTGCTCATTCGCATTCCGGGTAGCAGAAGGCGGCGACGAGTGGGTGAACAGGCCCGATGGAACCTGGCTGCGCACCATCACAAAATTAGAGGGCTTGTACGATTTCTCTATCGTAACTTCCCCTGCGTATATTGAAACAAGTGTACGATCACTTGATAAGGTAAAGAGTATAGAGGCGGAGCGCAGAAATGAACCGCCGACAGATCCCCCCTCGGATCCTCCGGCGCCTACAAAGGATCCCCCTGCCGATCCTGATGAAGCAATAAACAATTATTATGCGACTTTCGAGGATAGTATATCAAAATTTTCAGAATTGTAGTATTTAACAAAAAAAGCACATGAAGACACAAGCCGAACTTATTGATAGCCGAAAAGTGCTACTCGAAGAGATGCGCTCGATTATCACAGCAGGCAAAGCTGAGAAGCGCAAATTATCAGTGGTAGAATTGCGGGCTTTCGATGCCGCAAAAGCGCAGATCACAGATATCGATATAGAATTAACAAAAATAACCTCAACCGGCCCCGGGCCGCAAAACAAAAGACAAATGAAAAACGAAACAAACTTTAGCCTCATCAAGGCGATCCGGGCTGCTGCTAATAAGGACCAGTTCGATGAATCTACTCAGGTGTTTATTGAAGCCGGGCGCGAAGAAATGCGTAAAAATGGGTTTTCAACAGCTGGAAATCTTATTCTACCTTTTGAGCACCGCGCTACTATACAGGCTACAGCAGCTAACTCAGGACAGGAAGTTGTATCTGAGCAGAAGCTCAGCATTATTGAGCCTCTAAGAGCCTCTCTCGTAACTGTACAGGCTGGCGCAACTTTCCTCAACGGGCTTGTAGGTGATATCAGCATCCCTACCTATGCGGGTACCACAGCCGCATGGAAAGGCGAAGGCGTAGTTGCTACTGAAGGGGCTGGCGCTACTGGTGAAAAGACAATGAGCCCAAAGCGCCTGACCTGCTTCCTCGACATCTCAAAACAATTCCTCCTGCAGGATTCGGCTAATGCCGAGGCTCTGCTTATGAGCGACATAGTATCCGCTATTCGCGGAAAACTCGAGGGCACTATTTTTGGAAAAGAAGCTGGTAGCTCGACACAGCCCGCTGGATTCTTTGCTACAGCCCCCAATATCAAAGGTACTGTAACCTGGGCAAATATCGTTGACATCGAGGCTGCTGTTGATACAGCAAACGCACTGACAACAGCAAAATACATCACCAACGCCGCCGGCCGCGCCCTGTTAAAGAAAACCGTTAAGGTAGCTAACCAGCCAACTTATCTGATGGCTCCTGATGGAACCCTCAACGGATATCCGGTACTTGTAACTAACCATGTAGCTTCAGCTCTTCAGGCTGGTACTGATGAGTACGGCATCGTATTTGGTG